AACATACTTAATCTGTTTTCCATATAGTTTGGCACCATTATTCTGACAAAGCCGCAGCCAATCAGGAAATGATATACCCAGCATGCGGCATGCAAACACACCGAAGCTACCTTCGATGCGCGGCACTCCGAACATTTCATGCACAGGGCATATTGTCCAACCATTATTACTCGTATTCAAAAACGAGAAATAAGCAGCCATTAAATCATCATTCCTTTCTGAATATCCTTGACTTCCTTTAACTCAGCGGGAGTAAGAGTTGAAAGTTTCTGCTTGCCGGTAAGTTGACGCACAATGTCTTCCATGGAAGGTATCTCTACCTTGAAATCAGACTTCTCATGCGTGGGCGCAGTATCAAATGGATGTTCCATATTGAGATACTTGCGGACAGTCGATACAGACCAGCCAGTCGCTTCCGCAACACCCTGATAGCTACCACACAAAGCATAACATTCAAACATCTCTTTGATGTCCTTATCTGTTACTCTTTTTGCCATTGTCATTCTCCTTTAAATTTTGTTTTTCTTTAGAGTATATAATATGATGTCCTGTTAATGTACCATACCAATGATAATTACCAGCAGTATCATATCCTTGTTCATATACTTCTTCTGAAAATTGTATAGTAGATGGAACAGGTGTAGTAGAATAACAATCAATAATAGTTTCTATATCTGCATATATCCAAGGTATCATCTGCTATTTTTCTTACCTTCGTTTTCATCTACTTGAATAGTATACAATTGTTCTCTATTCTTCTTTTTGTTTAAGGCACGCTCGCGCCGTTCCTGCTCACGCTCTCGTTCGCGGCCGCGCTCTTCATACCATTCATCATCAAAATGTGGTTTACTCATATTATATCACCTTTCATTTTATACTATAATTATACCATAAATTTTTAAAAAATGCAAATTTAAAAGAGAGAAGGAAACTTCCTTCTCTCTTACTTCATATAAAAGTTAGGTGACTTATTTAACCACCAATCAAGCTTGCCACTCTCATCATATTTAATCCACCTGTCATAAATTGTATCAAGACTTTCAATATCCTTATAATACATCTCTACATGCGGCCGCTCCAACCTATCATCATGATAGTGGCCAAAGAGCCAAGCAACATATTTAATCTTATCCTTAAACTCATCCATCCACAGCTCCATGGAAGAATCCACTTCGCTCTGATTGACCGCTGAAAGAAACAGATCGGTAGGCTGCCAGCTAATAGGACAAGTATGACTCATTACAAAATCATAAGGAATACCACTGAGTGCTTCCTCAGCATCCTTCATCTCTTGTTTAGTCATCTGCTCATCAGGGAACCACCCTGTTGCTTTAGGATTCCAATATTTCGGATCCTTTGTATCTTTTACGCCGGCCCGCTGCAGCCTCCACCATTTATCAACGCTATAGGCGCCGCCAAGTATAGCAGTAAAATATTTACCAAAGCAGTAATCACCATACATTTTAAGATACCTAATGTTAGGATATGCCGGCTGCAGATACAACCATCCTTTAACATCATCGTCATAGATAAACTGCATTCCCGTAATATTGGTTGCCCGCGACTCATGGTTACCTTGAACACAATAGAACCGGTAGCCCTTATTATTAACTTCTTTCTTTAGTCTATCATCTTTCTTATCAAGCCAAAAATTAAATCCAGCATCTCCCAAAATGATGATAGCCGTTTCATTTGGTTTATAGTCAGTCAAGCAACCATTGGTCATCCATGTAAAATCACCATGAGTATCACCCCTGACTAGCCAATTTTTAATCATTTTTACTCCTCTGCTTCTATAATGGTGGACATCTCGTCAATAACCATCAGAACTGCCCTTAACGCTGGAACAGCCCACTCTGCTGTTTTCTCGGAAAATACAAGAAACGTTTTCAGCGCATCCGCATCTATCAGTCTGCCATGCGGTGGGATGAAGATGGAAGGACAATCTTTCGGTCTGTCTTCCGCATAAGGATTGAACGGAATAAGGCATTGACCATTCTGCATAGGGCAACTATTGCAGTTCTTCGGAATCTTCATACCTTTAAAATATACTCCCATATCATTCCTCGCTTTCTATGATAGTCGGCATTTCATCAACCATCTGATATGTTTTAGTTACCCAATGCTCGGCGCCAGGCATGTTATTTTCCAACAACCACATACGTAGTTTATATATTTCTTCAAGCAATACATCCGCATCAATAAGTCTACCATGCGGCGGCAGCTCGATGAGAAAACAGCCATCTGCTCTTTTTTCTCTTTCTATCCATCCGTTATCAAACGAACATCTGCTTATAAAACACTGCTCGCAATTCTTCGGCATATCAATATCAATCAGTATACTCATTTGCTCTCCTATTCCATGCATTAATTGCATCTTCAATACGCATATACTTGAAAGTTCTTGCACCGCAATCATCACAGCCAACAATATACGGAACAAGCCAATCCGATATACCCTTTTCGTTTACAAAAGCAAGACTGTTCTCGTTAGTTAATTCAGCCTTACCACCACAAAATGGACACCGTTTTAATGCTATCATTCTTCACCCTCGCTTTCTATGATAGTCGGAGCATTGTGAATATCATCAAGCATGTCTCCAAGTTCATAATCTTCTGCCCACCATAAACATCTTTCATGGGATTCCTTATATAATGCATCTCCGTCAATCAATCTACCATGTGGCGGAATGTATATAAGCGGGCACCAATTACAAGTACTTGGTTTATCATCACGAGAAAGGGTATACCAACTTTTAAATATACATGATTTTGGCGGTTGTTTTTTATCTGTCAGTTTACATTCCCAGCAGCTCTTCGGCATTTCCATGCCTTTAATCAATATGCTCATATCTCAATCCCACATCCAAAAAAAATACTCACCCAACTGCCGCCAAGCATCTTCAAATACAGCCTTACGCTTCTCATCAAGCTCTTGCATTTCAACAAACATCTCATGACTATAAGGACTCTGATCGTTCAAAAATTCTTCCGGATGGTTATGAATATCCTCGCACCATTTATCATACATCGGATGCGGATAAACATCATGTTCCTCATTCGCCCGATAAAATTTCCAAGATACATCAAACAAAAATTTTGTCCAATCCTCATCAGTATCAAATGGTTCAGTACAGGGATATCCATAATGATGGAAAGCCAAATCACGGATAGTAAAGTGAAGTAGATTTAAAAGGTAAGTATCTAAACTCCATACATCTCTACTACAATATCCTTTAGTCACGCGCTGCCAGGCGCACTTGGTATTATAGAAGAATTGTTCAATATTCTTCAACCAATTCTTTGGATACTTCCATGAACCATATGTATCTTTGTGAAAAACATTCAGCTCATTCATATCATTCTATAGGATAAGCCGGCTCGCTTTCCCAAAACTCATCCATTCTTTCCTGTTCAGTCTGCACTCGAGTAAGTGGTTTACTCAAAAGTACCATGACCTCATCAAGTGTAAGAATCTCATTTTTGCCATCGTGTATGACTTGATAGCGATCATTATCAATTTTATTGACAATCATAAAAAACATTTTAAACTCCTTTTCAGATTCTATAAATATTATATCATAAATTTCCATAAATTACAAATTTAAAAAATGTATTTCTCATACATTTTCACTACTTTCATCTGAGGTGGGTTAAAATGACAAAGAAAACCATGGACATAATATTAATACTCGTCGGTGTAGCAGTAGTAATATTCACTGTCATAATGATATGGCTCTACCTAATAACCGGAGCCATTCCAGATACATTATGTACCTGTTTCTTTGTGGCCTGTACGGGCGAGTGCGGCTTTATGGGCTGGATAAAGACTGCAAAAACCCGCTATCAAGACCGCGAATGGTTATTAGAAGATGAAAAAAGATTTGATGAAAAACTCAAATCTAAAAAGGAGGACAAATGAACGAATTTAATTTTTGGATTCAGGCAATTATCTCCATTCTGAGCGGCATCGCCGTCCTTGTTCCTCTTATGATAGTGCTTGTGAAATATGTTCGCAAAAACACTGAAGAGAAAAATTGGACCCAAATGTTGACTCTCGTTATGAATCTCATGGCTGAGGCTGAAAAACTGTATGAAAACGGCGCAGAAAAGAAAGAGTGGGTTATGGGTGAATTACGTGCCCTTGCCGACACTCTCAATTATGAAATTGATTGGATTGTAGTTAGTGATATGATTGATAGTATCTGTGCAGTTTCCAAAGAAGTTAATCCTCCCGCAGAGGTTGAGCCTGTAGAATGACCGCAGAAGAAGCCAAGAAAACTATCTTAGCCTTAGCAGTCAATGAGATTGGCTATGCTGAAAAAGCAAGCAATGATTAGTTAGATGACAAATTTGCCAACGCTGGTCACAGTAACTGGACTAAATATGCCAGAGATATTGATAACACATTAATATTTTACAATGGCAAAAAGAATGGTTATGATTGGTGTGATATGTTTGTTGACTGGCTCTTTGTCCATAGTTTCGGCCCTTACATAGCTATGGAAATGCTTTGCCAACCACAAAGAAGCGCGGGCGCCGGATGTGAATATTCCGCCGGCTACTATCAAAACAAAGGCCGCTGGGTTACCGATCCTGAACCGGGTGACCAGATCTTCTTCCGCTATGGTGGTACCATTGGACACACTGGTATAGTAGAACAAGTGAATGGCAGTTAGGTTATAACAATCGAAGGTAATTCAGCTGATGCAGTGCAGCGTTGCACCTATGCAAAGGGCAACAGCGCAATCGCCGGCTATGGACGTCCTATATGGACGGCCGCGTCGTAGGAGACCTATAAACCTGTTGAGTACACGCCTGCAGATTTAACCAATAAATTGACTTATGGCATGTCTGGTGCTGAAGTGCAAGAGATGCAAAAGCAATTGATTGCGGCTGGCTACTCATGCGGCCCAGATGGTGCCGATGGTGATTTTGGCCCCAACACCTATAATGCAGTAGCAAAATTTTAGTTAGAAAATAATCTCTCACCCACGGGTGTAGCAGATGCCGAAACGCTAAAAGCCTTAAAAGCAGCGGTGAGTACAACTACAACCAAACCGAAAGAAGAGGAAACAGTTGTAACACCGACTGAACCTGAACCAACTCCTGTGCCTACCCCTGCACCTGCCGCAGATGAAGGCTACAAGATTGGCGATATTGTTCAATTTAAAGGAACCAAACATTATCGTATGTCAATGGCTAAAAACGGTTATAAATGCCGCAAGGGTCTTGCGCGCATTACTATGATTGCTGCAAATGCTAAACATCCTTATCATCTAATTAAACTCCCTGGCAGTACTTCTACAGTATTTGGCTGGGTCGATGAAAAAGACATCGAAAAAGCATAAAAAGAAAGCGTAAGTATCAAAAATACTTACGCTTTTTCTTCTATATTTCAAGCCAATAAAGCCTATCAATTGCACGAGTTGCGGCCACATAGTTTACACGATAAAACTCGTTATTAGCTTTACTCCACCATTGCGGCTCCCATACTACAACATTTGGAAATTCCAAACCCTTCGCACTGTGTCGCGTCAATACTTTGACCGCATCTTTCTTCATTAAAGAATCAAGTTGTGCTTTGGTAATGTCGCCTTGTTTAAAAGTCACACATTCAATTCCATTATTTTCCAAAACTTCTACATTTTCTTTGATTATATCATTTGTACAACACAACATTGCCCAATTACTTGGGTGTCCTTCTTCCTTAATCCAATTTACCACATTCCCAATATTCGGCGTGCCTTCATATACAAGGCCGCCGCGTCTTGTTGATATGGAAGTATCTAACATCTTACCACGCCTAAGAATATCTTTGGCGAAAGTAAGAATATTAGAAGCATTTCTATAATTTAAATTAAGTGAACATGTAACCACTTTCGGATCTTCCATTAAATCCTTAAATAGCTGTGGTACAGCGCCACGGAAAGAATAAATACTTTGATTAAAATCACCCACTACAAAAAATGATTTAGGATTAATCATTTTAAATATAAATTCAAACTGCGGCGGTGATGTATCTTGGCATTCATCTAATAGCACATATGGTATATGCTGTACACAATGTGGATTTTTCTTTAACAAATCAAAAAATCTATCAAATTCTTCATCTTTAATAATTTTACTTGTGGAAATTCCATGTCGCGTTAAAAATTTATTAGCTAAGCCATGTATTGTACCTATATATATTCCATTTTTATAATCATCTGCAAGCCTGTCCTTGAGCTCTTGTGCGGCCATATTGGTAAAAGTAATAACAGCTATATCTGATGGCTCAATACCATCTCGTAGCAGCTTGCGAACTCGCTCTGTTAGCACACGAGTCTTCCCGCACGCTGCGCATGCTTCCACGGCAATGAATGGCTCATCAAGCTCTACAATGGCTTGTTGTTGTTCATTAAGTTGCATTTGTTAGCCTACCTTCTGATTAAATTGTTTATCTGTTTGATAAAATTCTATCCAATATTTTTCTCTTGAAGATTGTTTATCTTTATCAACTTCTTCCAATACTTCCCATGTAAAGTTCTATAAGCCTTTATCTGCTAAGACGTTATGGAAAGTTGAATGTGCTATAGTTCCTATATTTAGAGAGGAAAGGCAATGTTCTTTCCATCTGTTACCTATATCAACACTGCGGCCGATGTATGCTTCACCGGTTTTGATGTAAGTGATTTTGTAAATACCACCTATCTTGCGGCCTTGTAGTACGCGTTTCTCCATCTCAGCCAGCGGCCGCTTGATGAAGACCTCGTATATTAACTTGTTGAGCACTTCGCGGTTGGTGAGCCGCGGCTCAATAGAGCGTAAAACTTCTATATCTTTTATATCATTTTCTTTAATATTGATACGATAGAAATCCTCTTTCTCCTATATCTCCCGCTCACGAATGATCGCCTCATGGATTGCGGCCTATCGTGCAGCAAAGTCTTCTAATGTAGCTTTAGCTTCATTAACTCTATCCCAATAAAATTCTTGAAGCTCTTCAAAATCTTCTACAAATTGTTGCTTTTTAAAGGTATATTGTGAAGTCAGAATTTGTTCCTTTTTCTCAAACTCATGCTTCATTTTCTCTTCTTCGAGTTCTTTCACATGTTTAAGTTCCGCGGCCACCCGCTCATGCTCAGATTTGAGCCGCTCTTTTGCCATATCGGTAGCTTGCATAACAAAAACTTTTTTGTCGTTTAATTTATCAATTTCATTTTGTGCTTTGTAAATCGCTTCATTTAACTTACCAAGCGTTTCCTGCAATGCATCGCAACGTTCTGTTAAATGCCTTTTCGCTTCTTCTAATAAACTTAAATCTAACTTGGTCTTATCAAGTCGCTCTTTAAGAACAATAAAATATATTATTACAAATAAAACCACAGCACCGGCCGCAATTAAAAGATATAACATTACTCCTTTCTCTCCAAAAAAAAATATACATAGATTTTTCATCTATGTATATTTTACCATATTTTTAAGAAAATGTCAAGTTTTCCTATTATTTATTAACATAAACAGGATAGCCATCTTCGCTGTCTGTCACAAAAACATTTGAAATCTGCGATATAAAATCCACAAATACCACCGCATATCCTTCAACAGCGCTTACTATTTGGGTACATGGTAATACATGACTGTCATTTCTAATGACAGCAAAACCAGCATCATTTATTTCTTTCCATGTATGGTCAAGCACTCCTTCGTTGCTTACTGTTACAACGAGTGTGCCACTGCCGCCAGACGGCGCGGCCTTCGCCCATTCACCATTTACAACAGTAAGAACATCGCCGTTATCGTCGGCAGTTACTTCGGGTAAATTACCACCACTATTCTTTAACATAGAGCGTAAAACATTAGGATTTGTATTACCTGGAGTTTCCATAACATAACTAATTATTTCATCCATTAATTATTACCCCTTAATTCACTTTCATCTTCAACTATGGGCCAATCTTTTAGTTCAGCATATAATGCATCAATCCAAGTATTGCCATCCATTGACTTATAATCATTATAAATCTTAATAAATGCTTTTTTATCAGCACTTAAAATCTTCTTAAAGGGACGATATTTATAATATATTTTGTTCATATCATAACGCATCATATCAAGCTATGACTAATTTAATAATTCAATAGCACCATAAATATCATTTAGCTGTTCTTCTTGTGCCATTGTCATTTGTTTTAATTCGTTTAATGAACCCATAATAACATTACAATTCTATTCCAATAGACCAGGCATCTCACGCTGTAGAATTTCTTCAATATGCTGTTCTTCTCTTTCACTTGCCCGCGCATGAATATCATCCACAGGTTTCTTAAAGAATGACCATATATTTTTACCTGCTATAATAACAGCACTAACTAAAACAATTACATTACAAACCTAAGTTAACGTAATATTCTATAACCACATTACCATCTTAAAGCCTCCGGCGTTTATACTCCCTATAAACCTAATCATTATGCCATCGTGACGTTACAATAAACTTTGGTGAAAATAAATCACCAATTGATTTTATATTTCCAAACTCCCAAAACGGCACTCTATATAATCTAATTTGATGAGCGAGAGCATAAGAATTTTTAATACGGTCATTTTCCTATGCATGAAGGAAATCGCTATAACGTTTGTGAAACTATTTTATTTCTTTAAAATGTAGTTCAGAATCAATCTCGATCAATATATTCATCGTAGGGAGATAGAAATCAAAACGTAGCTTTCCATTTTTTAAATCTGGATAGGTCTTCTCTCGCACATAAGGAATATTGTATTCATGCAAAAGGACCGCAAATTTGTCTTCGATCTTACTCATGTATGTAAGTGGACTTTCTTTGCGATCCCTATAAAATTTTGCTAACGATTACAGATTTTTAATTTGGTCATAGGTGCAATCTGACCATATTTTATCTTCTGGACTACGGAAAGATAATATCTTTCCATGTCTAAGACGACCATCTTCTGTCAACTGCATTGCCCCAATTTCAACTACTTGATAACGCATAGTCTTATAATTCTTTTTTACTTCATCAGGAAGACCGCTGATGTAACCAATAGGATATTCTTCACCATCTTTTAATACAGCAATTTCAAGTGAGCCTGCCCAACCGTTATAATATGGCTTAGTCACGGGGATATATGGCTTCCCATTCATAAAAGCATCAAAATAATGATTACCCAGCGGCAGTCGTTCATCAGTCATAGAGTTGATCCAATACTGCCATGTTTCAATCTCTTTCCCATTATAATCTTTACTTGGGGCCGCTGCGCGTCCCGTAAAGAAACAATCAATGGATTCTTTTAATTCTTTTTTTATTTTCAACGATACACGCGCGGGCGTCCGCTTAAAGTAAACCGGTGCGTCTTTCTTCATTATTACCATGCCCTCGCGGCCATCTGCAAGTGCGCCCTGTAGTCTATCCCATAATTCTTCACCATGATAATACTGTGCATATTGTACATAGTCATGAGGCTGTAAGGCATGGGAAATGGCATGAAGCATTTCAATACGCTCAAGAAAAGGTGTTTTTGTATAATCCTCACCATTATAACACATCACATCGAAGATATAAAAATTCAACTTTTGATCTTTCTCTTGTCGCAGAATACATCTATCCTTTAAGCATCCAAGTAAGCTGGTTATCTTCTGTGACCCTTCATTACCAGGCAACCAACACTCTGAAAGAAATACGGTACCATTAGGCAAGTCTTCCATAAAATCATGTATCTGTGGTACCCATCCTAACTTTTCTGTCGCTTCTCCTTTCACATTCTTGGAGCGGGCGACCATAAAACAGTTACCATCTTCATCTTTGATTAGACGTTCATAATAACCATCAACCTTAAGCGCACCATAATAATCACCAGAGAAAATCATATTTCGTGTTTCAGTGCGGCGCTTTTCTTCAGGTGTGCCCGCCGTAAAGCTCCAATAACGCATACTTTCAACATTTATCCAATCTATTCCATTTACGTAACCTTTCATAATTATTCCCTTCTCCAAATATATCCACCATGTGGTTTACCATCTTTTAGACTTCTCTAAATAGATGACCGTATATATCCATTTCTAACTGCTTCGGCAGTAGATGACCAAGCTTTAATAAATTCATTATTAATAGAATACTAATTTATAGCTTTAGCTT